TTGTTGGAAGAAAAGACTTTGGTTTTATTGCTCAAGAATTGGATACGGTTCAAGAAACGTTTGGTTATTCAGACCATACAAGACTGGTTCATAAAGAAAACCCAGATGCATGGGAAGCAGATCCTATGAAGACATATCCAATTTTAATTAAAGCAGTACAACAACTGTCAGAACTAGTAGAAACTTTGACACAAAGAGTGGTAGAATTAGAATCTGGCATTACTAATTAAGTAAGCAATTACGAAGGAAACAAATGAAGCAGTTCTTTTTTATGGCTGGAATGCAACGTTCTGGCGCAACAGTGTTAAGTGCAATATTAAATCAAAATAAAGACATGTGGGTAACGCCGGCAAGTCCATTATTTAGAATGATGTCGACGCAAGTTCAAAGTTATAATGAACTAGAAAATAAAGATTATAATAGAGATATAGCAATAGACAATGTAATTAAAAATATTCCACATAACTTCTATGCAGATAAACAAGTTAAATATATTATTGATAAGAATTTAAACTGGACAAGTCCGTTTGGCGCAGAAATAATATTTAAATACATTACGCAAAACGTTAAGTTTATTTGTCCAGTAAGAAATGTTTTAGATATTATGACTTCATTTGACACAGTTATTAATGCTTCACCAGATTCTAAAGCAAACATAATGGACGAACAGGTTTTAGCTTATACCTTTCCAGATAAACCATTAGCAGATCGAAGAGCAGATTTTTTAATGCGACATGATAAAGACATTGCTTTAACTTTAGAATTTATGAAACATGCAACACTGCCACAATTCAGACACTTGTTTCACTTTGTTGAGTATGATGATTTAACTACCAACCCAGAACAGGAGATTAATAAAATATATGACTTCTTGGAAATTCCGAAATATAATCACAAATATCAAAACATTGTTGACAGCTCAGGCATCTCGAGAGAATCTCTTACAGGCATCAAGGATCTACACACGATTCGACCCCAAGTGCAAAAGCTGTCTAAAAGACCGCAGGACGTGCTCTTGCCAGAGACGATAAAGAAGTATTCAGGACTGGAGTTTTGGCGTGAACTTAGATGAACTCTTAAACGAATATAACTTTCGTAAGTGCCGTGGTCCAGAGAACGCAACACCAGAAGAACTAGCAGAAGCCTTTGCTTTCTTCTGTGAAAACTATGCATTTATTAAACATCCTAACAAAGGACGTATTCCTCTTGTTCTAAGGAACGCGCAAAAAGAAACTGTTAAAGTATGGTTAGGTGAAAGATATACTATAGTTCTTAAAGCACGTCAGATCGGATTCTCTACACTGGCTGCAGCATACGCCTTCTGGATTACCTTCTTCTGGCCAGACAGATTTGTGGTCATGCTTTCAAAGACTGAACGTGAAGCTGCAAAACTTTTATCTAAAGCTAAATATATCTACAAGTTCTTGCCAGACTTCATAAGATTATCTGGTCCAGAGATGCTGCAAAATAACGTTCTTAAGATGTCATTCGGTAACGATTCCGTAATTGAATCAATGCCATCTGCTAATGAACCTGCTCGTGGTGAATCTGTATACCTAGCCATCATTGACGAAATGGCATTCTTACCTAACCCTGAAGAAGCCTGGGCATCTATTGAGCCTATTGCTGACGTAGGTGGTCGAGTAATCTGTCTGTCTACTGCCAAGGGTGAAGGTAATATATTCTTTAATTTGTGGCATGGTTCCCAAACTGGGACTAATCGTTTCCGCGGGATCTTCTTTCCATGGTCAGCATCAGACCGTGACCAAGCCTGGTATGACGCGCAAGCTGCAGAACTACCACCATGGCAGTTGCACCAAGAGTACCCATCAAATCCTGAAGAAGCCTTTATTCGTTCGGGTCGTCCAGTATTTGATATTGATGCTTTAATGAAGTTTATAACTGAAGCTCCTAAAAAAGGTTTTAATAAAAAGCTTTCAGATATTAGGAACTCTTATATGTTTGAATCCTCTGGAGGACCTTTATCTATATGGCAATTGCCGCAAGCAAGAGCTAGATATGTTATTGGTGCTGACGTTGCTGAAGGTCTAGCTAGAGGTGACTATTCTTCTGCTCATGTTATTGACGCTAAGTCTGGACAGGTTGTTGCCCATTGGCATGGACACGTAGACCCAGACAAATTTGGCGAAGAAATATTATATGCATTAGGCTTCTTTTATAATGAAGCTTTAATAGGTGTTGAGTCTAATAACCACGGTTTAACAACTTTAACATCTTTAAATAAAGCTAATTATATTAATCTTTATAGACAGCGTCAATTAAATACACGCCACGCAGAAGCAAGCGAAAAGCTGGGTTGGCGCACAACAACCTTATCAAAGCCTTTAGCCATAGACGAACTCAATGCTAACCTAAGAGACGGTGCTTTAGATCTTAAGTGTGAGTTTACTATTGCTGAACTTAAGACCTTTGTCCGCGATGACAATGGAGCTACACATGGCTCCCCACACGACGACCGTGTGATGTCTTTAGCCATTGCTAACCAGATGCTTAAGTATGTTTGGCTGCCGGAGTATACCCCCAAAACCGATCCCGCATTTGGAACGTTAGCTTATTTTACAAAGACCATTACTAAGAAAGAAAAGACTCGTGAACGTCACTGGATTGGTGAGTTTAATAGTTACTAGACATGTAAAAAGTTTTATAGTATAATAGGAGATATATGAAGTGTTCAACCTGTGAAAGACCGATTGACTCAGAAAATGACCTGAAGAGGCAGCTTTGCTTCAAGTGTCACGTTAAGGGTGTGCGATTAGGCTTTACTTATGGGCAAGAAGCTTTTCATGGACCAACTGAAAGAGAACAGCAAAGAGCTATGGAAAATTCCCCAAGATTTAAAGCTGGTGAAATTGAAAAGATTCCAGCAAGAAAAGAATTAATCTAATGGAATGGCTAGTGCCGGTAGTGGTTGCTGTTATTGGTGGACCACTAGTTGTTGTAGTCCAAAGCCTTAGAAAAGAAAATACTAGTCAACATGCTGAAGCTAGAGAACTATTAAAAATGGTTGCTAGTAAGGTAGATAAAGTTGATGACAAACTAGATGGCCATATTAATTGGCATTTAAAAAAACCAACAAGAAAATCAAATAAGGAACAATAATCATGGCCAGTAAAAAACTTTCAGCAAAACCAACAATGAGAGAAGCATTCAAAGCCGCACAAGGCCCAGCTGTAGCAAGACCAAATGGCAGAGGTAATGGTCAGGGTCCTGCAGTTAACAGAAAAGATTCAGACGATAACATGTCCCCACCAACTGGTACTACTTCTACTGTTCCAGAAAAAGTAAAAAAAGCTAATAAAAAAAGTTATCCAAAGATTAAAAAGAAATGAAAAAGAAAACAGCTGCACAAGCAAAAATTTCTAATAGTGAAGCAAACAAATCTAAAAAGAAAGAAAAAGGTAAATAATGTTTTTACAATATGAATACACCTACAACAGTACTTTAGCCACACCAACATCAGACTGGTCCCCAGTTAATTGTGCAGGCTATGACACATTGGCTTTAACTATTACATCAGCTGAAGGTTGGGATGGAACAATTTCATTCTGGGGTGGCGCAAATAATAACCAAAGTTCACCAGCACTATGGTCACTTAATGACGCAGAAGATTCTTCTTTAACATCTCAAGTTGATTCTGTAGTTGGTGCAACTCCGACAGCATTTGCTAAAAACTTTAGAGGCAGTATTGCTGGCTTGGCAGAATTTGGTGTGTACTTTGCAAACCCATCATCTTTTGTTTCAGCAAATGGAATAATTACAGTTTCTTTTGGCTTCTATTCAAGCGCTAAGTAATGCCAGTTCCTAACATCCAGATGAGGGATATGGATGCTATGAACAGCACCACTACGCAAAAGTATCCTAAGAAGAAAAAGAAAAAAGTTACGAACAACGTACCAGTAAAAAAGAGTAAAAAGTAATGGCTTCTAAAAAACCAGTTTGGGAAACTCCTAATCCAAAAAAGAAATCAACTAAATTATCTCCTGCTAAAAAAGCAGCAGCAAAAGCTTCTGCTAAAGCAGCAGGTAGACCTTACCCAAATCTAATTGATAATATGAAAGCTGCAAGGAAAAAGAAATAATGGCTAAGACTCCTGCATGGCAAAGGAAAGAAGGCAAAAGCCCTACAGGTGGACTTAATGCTAAAGGCCGTGCATCAGCAAAAGCTGAAGGTATGAACTTAAAACCACCAGTATCCGCTAAGCAAGCAGCGAAGTCACCAAAGGCCGCAGCAAGAAGAAAATCATTTTGCGCAAGGATGGAAGGAAATCCAGGACCAATGAAAGATTCTAA